TTCTGCGCCGCCAGCACCGCCACCACCACCACCTGTGTTTGCGGTTCCATTGGTTGCGGCGTTTGTATTTTGTAACCCGCCAGCACCTCCACCACCATTACCACCGGCTGCGGCAGGGTTAAATCCACTACCGCCGCCGCCACCAGCACGATAAGTTAATGCGTCTGTTGTGCTTGAAATTGGTGATTGAACACCAATGCCGCCAACTCCTGTTGTACTGCCGGTGGATCCTGCAGCTCCCGCACCACCGCCGCCACCACCTTGTGTTGCAACATTGTTTCCCGCTGCTCCAGCATAACCTTGGTTTGCGGTTCCGGCTCCTCCAGGACTATTGCTATAATCACTCCCCCCTCCCGAACCTCCGCTGTTCGGGGCGCCCCTCGTACCAGCGCCGCCACCAATTGAGGTAATAGTGGTTAAACCAGTTCCAGAAATGGATGAGTCGCTTCCGTTATTTCCCTTAAATCCAGATGCTCCGGGATTTGGGGTTGATGTTACTGCTGCCCCGCCAGCGCCAACAGTAATGGTGTATGTTGTTCCAGGGGTTGCAGAAATTTTAGTTTCTGCGCTTGCGCCACCACCAGAGTTATATCCAGTAACAGATGACCTATATCCACCAGCGCCACCGCCTCCGGCGGCGCCAAATCCACCATAACTTTCAATGCCAGAACCGCCAGAAGCGCCACCAGCAATTACGAGGAAGTCAACGGTTATTAAAGACAAAGGCCAGTTGCTGCCTCGCAATGCATTACGGACTTCGTTTAGTTTCCAAATTCCGTCTGCGTTAGATTGACTTGGAAATTGCGCCATTACGAAAGCTCCTCATAAGACACAACAATTTCAAGATCACCTGAAGCTGAAGCTAATGCTGTAATCTTATCGCCCTCTTCAAGATAAAGTGATTTACTCAATACATCAATTGTTGCATCAGCAGGGACTGTAATTGTGCTTGCTATTTTGTAAGTTGTAGTATTGTCAGCGTTGTAGAAGCCAATAGTTACATCTGCATTAGCAGACCCATCTACGTTGGCTACCAAAATTGCATTGACCTTAAACACTTTACCGCTGGCTGCGGAGTTAGTTAAGATGTCTGCGCTACCTGTGGTAAGTGCTGCGCCGACTGTCTTGCCTATTATGGTTGTGACGTTTACGATATTTGGTGCGGCCATGAAATTCTCCTATGAGTTAGCCAAAAACAATAGCCATTGCGATGGCTTTACCTGTAGTTATACCGCTTGGTGTTGCAAAAGAAATAGTTCCAGAACCGTTGGTCTTTAATACCTGATCAGTTGTACCATCGGCGGTAGGTAGGGTAAAGGTATTAACAAACGATGTTAGATTGCTGTCATAAGCCTGGACATCTGTGCCAATAGTCAAACCAAGGGAAGTCTTTAGAGTAGCTCCTGATTCAACAACAAAGTTGGCACCGTTGCCGATAATTACTCCGTTATCTGTCGGAGTAAGGCCGGCAATGTCAGCAAGCTGGGCATCATAGGCTTGTACGTCTGTGCCAATGGTCAGACCAAGCGAGGTCTTAAGCGTAGCACCAGACTCGACTACAAAGTTAGCACCATTTCCAATTATAACACCATTATCAGTCGGTGTCAAGCCTGCCACATCAGCTAATTGGGCATCATAGGCCTGCACAGATGTGCCAATATTGGAAGCCAACAGGACATTGCTTCCCTCAACTGCAATCACCCCTGCTGATACTCTGGTAACTGTTGTATCAGTGGCGCTGCCAATGTTGACTGCGGTAAACTCAGGACTATCGCCGGTACCTAAACCAAGGCTAGTACGGGCAGTAGAGCCAGACTCCGCTACGAAGTTAGTACCGTTACCAACAATGAAGTTGCCATCAGTAACAGCTAAACCAGCCACATCTGCTAACTGAGCATCATAGCCTTGTACAGTAGAACCTATATCGGTAGAGACTAATAGAGTCTTGCTGGTTGGGATTGTAGTCTGGTTGATGGTGCCAGTAACCGTTGTATCGGTATTCTGAGCAAGTACAGCATTAACTACCGCCTGAGCAGTAGCCTTTTTAGTAGTAGTAACACTGGTGTCAACAATTGCAACAACATCAGAAGTATGTTGTATGTCGCCAGCGACTAATGCGGTTAGTGCGGATATTTTGGTATCGGCCATTTATTACTCCAGAAGTATTAGATCGCCAGACTCTAGGAGAATCGCATCTCCGTTTTCCAGCAAGAGATTATCTACAGCGGCAGCACCAATTGGATAACAAGGAATAAAACCACCAGCGTCAGTTGTCCAAGGTGTTGTGTAAGCAGCGTCTACATAAACAGGAATATAGTCTATCCAAGACTCTTTACCTGTTGTACTTGCCAAAACATCAACAAGCAGTGCGCTATCGTTATCGTAAGTATTATAAGAAGTGATTATTGCTGGTTGTTTAACAGGAATGTAGTCAATCCAAGCTGTTAATCCAGCGATGCTCGGCAAGACAAAGACAACCATCTGCTGTTGTCCAGTAACTGCCTGAAACGTACTAGGGTAAGTACGGGGTATCATTAGTACTCCTATTCGTCTTTTCTTTAATGTTCTTGCTAGAGCACTAAAGAAAAGCCCCTTGTGGGGGCAAAACCGTAAGGTTTAGAATGCTGAACGTGCTACAACCAATTTAGCTGTTGTTGCTGCTAAGTTAACTGATGCTCCAGTTCCATTAACAACAATAATCTTAACTTCGTTAGCTGCGCTAACATAAGCCTGACCAACAAGCCCTTCTTGGTCTACACCAAGAGAGAAAGAAATAACAATATCACCAAGAGCAACACCAGGAACCGCAATACTGTCTCCAGTAGCGTCTCCATCATTGCAATCAGGGATATTAATAGAGCAAGTAACAGCCCACATTTCAGAGAACAAGCCCTGAAACTGTTCACGCCCTCGTTTAACTACTACACTTGAAGCTGCCATAATAATCTCCTATAGTTAGTGGTGGGGCCGGCCTTATGAGCCAGCCCCGTTAGTCATTCCCGATTAGGCGGGGATAACCAAAGCCACAGCGGAGGTATCACGCAACTCGCCAACACCGTAGAGTGTATCAGCAGTCAACAGGGTACCAAGGTACTCTTGTTTGTACTGAGTCTGAACACGGATGCCAAGCTGCTCAACCAGAACAAATGCCTCTGGGTGTGCAAGCAAGCAAACACGGGCAGCGTTGGAGCCGTTGGTCGTATCAGCGTTGTTAGAAACAAACACTTTAACGCCATAAACGTCACCGATTTGACCGTTGCGGATAGAAGCGCCGTCACCAACAAAAGCCTGCTCAGTAAAGCGAGCGATGCCCATGAGGGTGTTACGAGCAACCGGAGGAACGATCATAAAACGACCATCCATCGGAACGTCCTGGTCATCAAGACGCTGAATTGCACGGCGAATACCTGCGTCAGTCAATGCACTCTCGTTGTTGCTGGCTGCAACGTACTTCGTGTTGCCGTCACCACCGATATAGCCATCGTCATAAGCAGCAGTACCAGCGCCCGTCTGAGCACCACGGCCTAACTGAACCAGTGATGTGTCAATCTGGGTAGCCAGAGCATAGCCAGCGTCTTCTGTGTAGAAGCGGCGCAGTGAGGACAGAGCCTGAACTTCAGCAAAGTCTTCGATCAAGCGGCTGTACTCATAATGGTTGTTGATCGTTACAGTCTTTTCCGTACCACTCTCGGCGTTGACAGTAACTTGCGAGTTTGCACTCTTGATTGCAGCAGATTTACGATCAGGCGATGGGAAGTGAACAACATCTCCCTTACGACCTTTCATGTTCATCTTTTTAAACAGATTTGCTGCTACGAGATTCTTTTTGTAAGCAGCAATGATTTCGTCAGACCATACCTCAGGAATAAAACCTGCGGTGTTGACGTTTGTTTGGATAACGTGACCTGAACCTAATGGCATAATAAATTTCCTTTGTTAATATTGTTAAGTTTACCTCACCCGACCTTCTGAGTAAGCTGCCATAATTTCTGGCTGCATACTGTCATACTTGTCAGGATCAGTTTGCATGAGTTTAATAATGTCTGCACGGCGATAAATCTTCTTAGAAGGTGCTTCATCACTGCCCGATGACACTGTGGTAGTAGCTGCCTTGATGGCTTGGCTTCGGACCTGCTTCTCACCAGATACTGTCTGCTGTGCTGCTTGTCTACGCTCTTTCCATGTAGATAACAACTCATCACCAGCATCATAGTCAAAAGAACGGTCTGCACGAACAAACAACTCTGCCCTCACTTTGGAGGCTGCAACCCAATTCTGGAATGCAGGATCGGCAACAACTTCTTGGAAGTCAGGATGCCGTGTCTTTAGTTCGTTAAACGCCTTTGCCGCTGCCATCTCAGATGAGAGTTTTTCAGCTTCTCTAATCTTAGGATGGTTTTCAATCGCCTTCTCTACCGCACGTTTAGGATCAGCGAAGAAATCAACTTCTTCGGTAGATTCGTCTTGCAGTTGCTGTTTTGTTGTAGTTTGGGCTTTAATGAAATCATCTACAACCTTACGAAGTTCACCGACTTCACTACCTTGTCTGCCAATTAACTTCTCGGCCTCCATGTGCATATTCACAATCTCTTTGACGCTCTTACCCTTGTACTTCTCAGGGAGCATTCCTTCTACATCTGATTGTGACCCTGGCTCTGGTTGTAAAACTTCTTTTAATTCCTGAGCCGTATCTGCACCAAGTTCTGAAATCACTTCATCGGTTGGTTGTTCATCAATACCTTCTTCAATAAAACTAGCCATCTATTGTCTCCCGTGCTTTAACAGCATTAAGAAAGAACACTTATTACATTTGAGGGGGTTCTCTTATCCCTCTGAAATACCAACTTTACGTTCGTACTTTATATGCGACTCTCGCCGCTTCTCCCAGGCCCTACTTGCAGATGGAAAGTGCCCTGAGCACCCATCTAAAGAGATTCTAGGAGTTGAGATGATCCTGCTAGCGTCATTTGTACAGTGCGGACACTGTATGACAGTTACAGACTCATCAACATACTTATCGCTTACGTGCCCTTTGGCACAGCGGAATTCAAATATTCTTTTCGCCATTTTGCAGTTCCTCGTAGGTTTGTTCGGACAAGTCTTTTAGACCAATGATGTAGTCTAAAATGTCTACCTGTCCTTTTCTAAACTCTAGGGTCACTGCATCGCAGTTTCGGATGTTCTCGTACTGGGTACGCATCTCTATTAGGTCTTCTATGAGTTGTGCCCACGCTGGGGTGGTCATCATAAAAAGCCTGTCTTCGTAGTACTGCTGTAATTCTGGTAACATTGTTGTTATTCTACCACAAAATAATGAATTTGTCAAGCATTTTTATGCTACAACTGCTAATTTTCTGGTAATACCGTTAGCATCGGCTATTTCTACAAAGCCTGCGATGGTCAGCGGGGTGTTTGTGTAGGCACTAAACTGGATTGATCCGCCCTTGGAGGTGAATACAGACAATTTTTCTGCCATATCAGGGGTTACAACCGTGCCTGCATCGATTTCAGTGCCGTCTGAGAGCACAATGACTAGGGAGCCATCAAAATCAATCCTAGCATCGGCTACAGAGGTGCCTGTAGGGCCGGTAGGGCCGTCTTTACCGGCTTCTCCGTCCTTACCACGCAGTCCCATAGGTCCCATAGTGCCTTCTGGACCAGCAGGACCACGGTCTCCCTTGTCTCCTTTGGGGCCTTGAGGGCCAATTTCCTTGGAAACAGTGTCAACTTTGACCTCGATCTTGCTAAATAACTTATCAAGGACTATGCCTAGTGCCTCAATCTTGGCCTCTACAGAGGCATCAGCAGATGTTATCTCACGAAATTTCATTCTACCCCCATAGCGGCTTGTTTAAGTTGATCATCTTGCTTTTTCATAATGTCCTGAACCTTACCCATTTTTACGCCGGTCTGGAGTTCGACCACTTTTAGGTCATTTTCCATCTCTTTTTCCTTGAGCATCAGTTCTGCTACCTTGATTCGGCGGTCAAACTCTCTGTTGGCAGCATTATCTTCGTCAGGTAGGTTACGAGACACGGAGGCGATCACCTTGGCTCTCATTTCCTCTGGTAATAGCTGGGTCTCAACCAAGACCTTCTGAGCCTCTGCTGCCTCTCTCTGGGCCTCTGCGGTGGTCTTAGCTACGATAGCCTGAGCACCCTGCAACTGAATCTGCTGTGAGGCCTGTTGCAACTGCTGTTGCTCTGGGTTAGGCTGCATCATCTGCTGCATCTGTGCAATCAACTGCTCACGATTGTTTAGGCCGCTGTTCTCAATAATCGACATCATTACCATCGGGACAATGGGGCTATCTGGTCCAAGGGTCTTGAGAAGATTCATAAACTGCATCTGCTCATACTCACGGGCAATGATTCCTAGATTGCTAGAAGGCACAAACTTAAAGTCCTGTGCAGGATAGTTCTCTGGATCAAACTGCATAAACCGATAGGCAGCTTTGGTCACAAAAGGAATAAGGAACTGCTCTTGGAAGTTAACCAAGGTACGCTTATTCTTCTTGATAATTGCTGAGAGGCCAGCACTGATGCCAGCACCATCTGTTGTGGTAGCTGCCGGTAGAGATGCGGAGTCAACCGTACCAGTAGCCATCAGCATCATCCGCATAAACTCGCCAGCGGTCTGTAGGTTACCGGGATCGGTATTACCAAACTTAAACGGTTGCAATACTTCTGCTG